TATAGTTTTTTCGGATATTGTTGCTCGAGGAACCCCGACCAGCGGCATAGATTTAATACCGTTAGTACCTTTCGGATTCCATAACATGATACCACTTAAACTAGACTCTACTTTTCTTGATTTACCGACCATAGGTACTTTAAAACCGGTCGTCACCAAGAGTGTCGGTTTACCGACACTCTTGGTGCTAGAAAATTTCGGTAATAGAACGCTAGTGATTTTAGTTAATCTGGAAATTGTTTGATCCGTTTTACCAATTCTCGGTAAAACAAACCCACTAATTACCAGCGATACTCTAGTGTTCATATTAGCTATCATATCGGCAATAAGGTCTGACCAACAGTTACTGAAGATTGGACGTTATTACCATTAATACCGGAAAATACACGTAAACCAGAATCATATATACCAACCATACGCGCCCCATCCCAATACATAGCCGCCATAGAAGAAACGCCACTAATATTACCAGTGGTACTATACATATCACCAGTTTGAATTGGAGTAATAGGAGTCCAAGTAGTTGTCGCCGAATTGGTTCCTAAATTCGTCATATATCCATATGCCGTCGTAGTATTCGATCTACCCATAGACATAATAGTACCCGAAATCTTAATCATCGACGGTTTATAAAAATTCACCGTCATGGCAGGGTTAGTTCCAACTGTTAAGTTAGTACTAACTAACGCTAGAGTTAATGGGTGATAGGTATACATATACGTCGCCCCACTAGTAAGATGAGTAATTACCAACATAGTATATTCATTAATCATCATAATACCAGCATTAGTCGATACTGAAAAATTATTTAATTGATATATTGGTGATGCTGGCGTAGCGGCGAGAATTTTACAAACTTTAAAGTTCGCGGCAGTAGCAACAGGAGCGACTAAATGCGCATTACCCGCCATATCCATAGTAATACATGAGATACGAACCGATTCGTTAAATGTCGCTAAAGTAATACTACCATTAGATGAATCAACCGCAAAAGTAGTTCTTAAAACTCTCCAAATAATAGGTGTAGCTGAAGATGTATACTGAGCGCAAACTAAATGAGTAGCATTAATATCGAATGCGTAAATACCACCAGCCCCGACTGATAAATCAGTAGTCGTATCATCTCTAGTATCAATACGAGTTAATCCAGCAGATGATGAAGCATAAACATAACGTTCACCATCATATTTAACATCATAATATTGTCTATCTGTTTTTATATTAACATACACGCCAGTTAAAATATTTACTTTCGTAAGATTATTACCTTGATCACCTGCGGTTATATAATAACTAGAACCAGTAGATGTAAAATATTGAGGTCTAAAACCAACTGGGTATGCACTCATTACTAAATTAGTATTAGTAAACCAAGCCGATGTTTGATTTTGGCAAGGTTTATAATGATTATTTAAAATCCAATGATCAGTTAATGTTCCCGACGGTGAGTAATTACCATCACTATTCACATTTACTTGAATTTTATTCATATTATTGCCGGCCGGACTAATTACTTTAAGTCCGTATATTTGACCATAATTCGAAACATAAGAACTAGTAAATTCAAATGATGGTTTTAATGGCATCACTAAACGTTTAGAAGTATCCCAGCTATTAGAAACGTATTTATTAACTTGGTTTCCGATATAATAGATAAATGCTGCGGCGGTGGTAGATAAAACATTTGGGTATTGTGCAACCCCATAATCGCAAGCAATAGTTCTAGATGCTGCAAAACCAGTTGCGCCAGCTCTTGTGCGAGGAATTGATATTAACGTATTACCACCACCTTGGATCGGAACTGCACCTAATGATGTAGCACCTAACATCCATAAACTAGACGAAATCCACCCCCAACATGGAAATCCACCAGTATCAGCAACATCTTCGCGTTCCATTTCAAAAACGCCGGCCCAACAAGTTGGTTCATTCGCCATATAAGAATGAGCAGCTAACCAACGAGGATTGATGAATAATAATAAATCAGTTGCATCTAGACGATAAGGAATTGGTGAACTATCATAGTAAGTCCATGCTTCATTTTGTGGGATATGATTTATAATATCCCAAAGTTCGCACGTACTTATATTAAGTTCGCAACTGATAGTATTCCAACGGAAAATAGCATTTTTATAAGTAGTTCCGTCTTTATTTAAGGCGCGAAAAACTTGAGTGTAGATAATGCCACTGGTAAACGTATCATATACTGTCCATCCAGTAGTAGCTACTGGAGCTACACCAGTAACTGCATCAGCAACCGCTTGAGCTAGCTCCGTAAATGTACTATAGACACCACCGGAATTAGTCGTGGTAATCTGTACTGTATCTGCGCCGGGCGCGGAAATTATTAAAGCCATTTATAAACTCCAATGATTAAATTATTTTATACTTTTTACTGTATATTGAGTTTAGTATTTATCTATAATCAATATTGCCCGATAAAATTTTATTAGGCTTATTATCATCGCTATAAACATTTACATTAGATAATAATTAATTTAATAATATAGTAGCTTTTAAGTATATTCTAAAACTACCGATAAATTCCTACCATCAACAGCCGCAGTGATATTCGCAGTAATATAATCCGATTCGTTAATTACTGTATTTAAATCTGTTAATGTGATTGATCGATATTGATTGTCATCTATATTTAAACTCAAGATAACAACACCATTTAATAAAATATCAACAAATATTGATGAAATCGATTTTGAACCTACGGTTAAATGAACTTGTCTTAATGTAATTACTCGACTCGGATACCATCTAGAAGAACCAATTATAGGAGTAATTGGGCCGATAAAATTTAGTCTAGATGCAGTTAATGTAATATTATCATGCGGAAAATATTCAATAACTAAATTTAAATTCGAAGCAACGCCATCAGCCGAAACAATATCTAATGTTAGATAATCATTAATACCTAATGCATAAGTTAAATTTGAATAGTTTTGTGATTTATATTGATTTGGTAAAATAACCATAGTTTGCAATAACGCACCATTTCGACGAACAACTAATTCAATTTTGGTAGTAGACGGCTTACCGACATTAGCTGATAAACCAATGATAGATACTGTTTTCATTGGATACCAACGACTAGTACTAACTAATGGTTTTATAGATCCGATTATATTTAGTCTACTGGATGCACTTACTGTACCGCCCATAGGACCCATAGGACCAGGCATACCATCAATACCATCAACACCATCAACACCATCTCTACCCGCAGCCCCATTTTGGCCATTTTGGCCATTCGCACCATTCGCACCAATAGAATAAGATAAGTCATTCCAATGTTGAACGCCATTTCCTACTTTACATTTACTGGTATCTAACTCTACACATAATTCACCTTCAGCTAATACTGGATTAGCCGTAGCCCATTCTAGTGCGGTACCTCTGCGTAATTGTATAATACTTGCCATTAAATACTGCCTCCATCAACTGCTGATAATCCACCATAATTTGAAAATGGGCCACCTCCGTCGAGATTACCGCCCGCACTACCACCACCCCCACCAGAAACTAAAATATTTCCTTCTCCATATAAAGAGGTACCATTAATTGTTTTTAATGGAACTGCTTCATTTGAGCCGGCAGTAACGCGACCTTTAGCATCGACGGTTACTTTATTATAAGCTCCCGGTACGACGCCAGTATTCGATAATATTAAAGTCGAAGTTCCGGCAGTCGAAGTAACATCACCTTGAAATGCCGGTAATTTAGATAGGCGTAATATACCATTACTATCTAATATATTTGATGTACTAGTACTAGAATTTTTATCTTGTTTTGCAAATAATAACCCATCAATAGTATATAATGCATTAATTAATCGAGGAATATCGTCAACTATGCGATTTGAAATACTGGGTACTGGTATTGAATAATTGGGGGTCGTTCTATTGATTAGTGTAGTCATATTCAAACTCAATATTAATAAAATTAATTAGTTAACAAGTATTTATCTATACTAAATTATCAATCCGATATAGTAATATTATATTTTTTTAAGTTTTATATTGCTATTAATCTTACGTAATCGTTTAATAAGTTTACGTTTTAATTTAGATTTTGAGTAATCGTGTAAAATTATATCATCACATTCAATTTTAAAATAAGATCGTAATCGTTTTTTGGTTTTTGATAATAAGTGTAATACTCTAGTTTCTGATATTTTTTTAAAATCATAAACGTAATGATTATCATACCAAACGTAAAATAATTGTTTATTCATATAAACATGTTGTTCGACTAATTGTATAGTATAATATTTTATCATTATTGGATAGCTCCGTATCTAGAACCGGTTGCTGCCCAGGTAATATAAACATTCCCAGAAATAGCAACACCGCCAGCACCCCCACCACCACCACCATCACCATGACCAGATGCACCGCCAGTACCCCCAGCGGATCCCCAAGCACCACCACCCCCACCACCCCCTCCAGGAATCGCGCCCGAGAATGTACCACCAGAACCGCCAGAACCTCCTCCACCACTACCATATGTATTATAGCCAGCCCCACCAGTATAACCATTTGGCCAACTTTCACGACCATACGCTAAGCCGCCGTTACCACCATTACCACCCGAACTAAAACCACCAGAACCACCAGCCGTACTCCAACTACGGGAATCACTATACCATTGAGATCCATAACCACCAGTCGACAGAGCTTGATCATTACCTCGACCACCACCACCCCCACCAGAAGGTGAATGCCCATTACTACCCCAAGATGCTGCGTACCATGAACCACCAGAACCACCACCCCCACCACCCCCGGCTATAATACT